CTACTTCATGGGCAACGATGAGCATCAGAGCATCTTCGGGTGTGTCAAAGGTACGCTCCCCGATAACCGGATCGTTCTTGATCCGAGCATACTCGTGTTGGAAAGTGTTGCCCTTACGGTATTGACCAACATCAATACACAAATAGTTTTTACCGCCATATGAACTTTGACCTCGACACTTTACTTTGAGGTATAGCTTATCCCAAACTTTTGAGACAGTCAGTTTCTCAGAGTTTGGCCCTGTGATTTCCCATTTGGATTTCACGATCTCTTTCAGGCATTGTCTGGTAAGACGCTTCACCAAGTCGCGCTCTGCGGTGGTGACGTTTTTGGACTTTCTGATGATTCCCATGCGGGCCTCCGTTACAGTTATAAGTTATCGTTATTCTTATAGTATTACATTTTCCGGAGTAGGTGTCAATAGCTGCGTTAAGTCATTGATTTTAAACACTTTTTTTAAGCCCAAAAATAGGTGTTGACAAAAAAGTGAAAGTGTTTCTATTTTTACAGAGGGTTTTATCCCAATAACTGAGAACTAAAAATGAATAATATGTATGCAACGATTTTCATATCATTAATGTTGGTGTTGGTTTATCTGACCATTAACTCATATTTCTTTCAACAGGATCAGGACTTCCTCAATTGGGAGTTCAAACAATATTGTTACATGGTCAATCAAGGTGCATGGCCTGATTACAAAGACCTTGCCTCGGAGTGTAATCGATGAGCACTTGGATCTTTGATGTTGAGGTGTACCCAAACTGCACATTATTTTGTAGCCAGTGTGTTGAGACAGATGAACGTCAATCGTTCTGGCATAGCGAATCAGGGTCAGCGACCAGACTCAGGGTGTTTGTTGCGGATAAGCAAAAAACGTTCGTTGGATTCAACAGCAATTACTATGACAGTATTATTGTCTCAGCTTGGTGCCAAGGTTTTGACACTAAAACTATTAAACACATTAGTGACACAATGATCGTAGATGGTGGTTTATCATATCAAATTAAGAATGAATACAAATTGACCGATGTTTTGAACGATCACATTGATTTGATTGAGGTAGCACCAAGTTTTGTTGGGTTAAAAGCATACGGAGCACGGATGAATATGCCTATGCTTCAGGACTTACCCTACGATCCACATGAGGCTCTCTCAGGTGAGCAACAAAGTAATTTGGAGTTGTACTGTCAAAACGATATTGATACGACTGCTGAGTTGTTTAAAACGCTCGAACCAGAGTTAGAGCTACGGTTACAAATTTCCAAACAATATGGAATTGACCTACGAAGCAAATCAGATAGCCAAATGGCAGAACATGGGTTCAAAAAAAATCTGAATCTGAAATCGTTTGATGTGCCAATTCCGGGTACAATATCTTACAGCCCACCTGACTATCTCGATTTGCATTATGACGGAACCAAAGCTGTTCTCGATGACATTGCGAAAATGAAGTTTTATGTCGATCCCAAATCTGGTCATATTAAAATGCCTGACAGTTTGGATAAGATGGAAGTATACAGTCGGACAGGACGGTACAAGCTCGGCATTGGGGGATTGCATTCAACCCATGATAAGCGTGTAACTCATGTTGCCGGTGATGAATTAATCTTTGAAATTGATGCAGCGAGTTTTTATCCAACGATTATTTTAAATGGCAATCTATCACCATCGCATATCGGAGATAGATTTATAAATGAGTACAGGCGAATTTACGATGACCGTCTAAGAGCTAAAAGCCAAGGCGATAAGGTCACGGCAGATACTCTAAAGATTAGTCTAAATGGCACGTTTGGAAAGTTAGCAAGCCGACACAGTATTCTGTATGCACCGGATTTAATGTTGGCAGTGACAATGACCGGACAATTCACGTTACTTATGTTGATCGAATTATTAGAGCAAGAAGGGGCTACGGTTTTGTCTGCCAACACAGACGGTATCGTCATCCGTGTTGCTGACTACAATGAACAAAGTGTGCGTTGGTGCGTGCAAGAGTTCGAAGAATTAAGTGGGTTCACTTTCGAATATACGCCCTATGAAAAACTCGCAATGAAAGATGTAAATAACTATATTGCGGTAAAAAAAGATGGCACCATTAAATCTAAAGGAATTTACAGTCCGGTGTCACTCCGGAAGAATCCGACAGCCCCAGTGTGTGCTCATGCTGTCGGGCAGTGGCTTTCCCACGGTTCCAGTTTTGGTAGCACAATAAATAATGCATCGTTTGATATGTTTATTACTGCCAGAAACGTAGCAGGTGGTGGTGTGCAAAACGGTAAGTATCTTGGCAAGGTTGTCCGGTGGTATCAGTCAACAAAAGCCACTGAACCAATCTTGTATGCCAACAATAACAATAAGGTTCCAAAGTCAGACGGAGCACAAGCCTGTATGCAAGTCGATGATTGGTCCGTCAAACCGGATGATTTGGATACTCAGTGGTACATCAACGAATGCATAGACATCGCACACAACATTGGGGCCGAGCACTTTTTAGATGTCACAGAAATTTTCATGGCAAATTTTGGAGTTAAAAATGAATAAGGTTTATATTGTCCAAGCCCACAACAATAAAGATATGTCAGATGCTAGACGGCACGGTGAGTTACACGTTCTGTATCCTAATCATATACAGCGACCATATGACACAGATTATTTGACGGGCGTGGCCCACACACAATTAAGAGATTTTTGTGAGGATGATTTTTTACTGTTACTCGGTGATCCTGCGATATGCGGAATGGTTACCAAAGTGGCATCCGAATATTCAGAGATTGTCAGGATGCTTAGTTGGAACCGGATAAAGCAAGAGTATCACGAAGTAGCATGGGATTTTGCAGATGCGGAATGACAACCGCTAATTTCATAAAGGAGAAAAAAATGTCAAAGAAGAAGGCTGACTTTGAAAGTCAATTAAGGAGAGGCAAACAAAAGAAACCGCCTCGAATTTGTATCTATGGAGATCATGGTATCGGTAAGTCTACATTAGCAAGCCAATTTCCTGACCCTATATTTATCAGCACTGAAGATGGTCTTGATACATTAGACGTTGTGTCATTTGATCGTGCGGAATCTGCGACAACTGTTGCTGAAAATATTCAGACTCTATTGTCCAGTGAACACGCCTTCAAAACTTGTGTGATTGACTCAGTGGATTGGTTAGTTGAGCCTCTGATCGTCAAATCTGTCGAAGAAACTTATGACGCAAAAGAGTTGTCATACGGTAGGGATAAGGTCAAAGTCTGTGAAGAGTTTCGTGAGATCCTTCAGGGTCTAGACTATCTTAGGGAACATAAGGGAATGAATGTAGTATTAATAGCTCACAGTGCGGTCAATAAATTCGAAGATCCACGGACTGAACCATTTGATAAATACGAACCAAAACTTCCAAAGTATTGTAACTCATTGTTACAAGAGTGGGTTGATGCATTGTGCTTTGCAGCTTTTGATGTTGTGATCCGCAAGGCTGATACAGGGTTTAATACTACAAAAAATCGTGGTGTATCTACCGGAGATCGTTTTTTGCATTTCCAACCTAACCCAGCGTTCGCCGCTAAAAATCGTTTTGATTGTCCTGAAAAGATCGAAATGAGTTTTAACAATTTATCTGAAGTTATCCCAGTATTTAGTTGAGGAGATTATTATGCCTAAATTCGGATTTAATCCAAGTGAGGTTGCACCGCAAGAACCTATGAGTTTTGAACTGATGCCTAAAGGTGAATACACTTTGAGAGCAACAGATGCAGAAGAACGACCAACAAGCTCAGGTGGAGAAATGATTGCTGTCACATTTGAAGTAGCAGATGGTTCTCATCAAGGACGAAAAATTTGGTTTCAGTTTAACACTAAAAATGCATCAGAGACTGCCGAACGGATTGGTCATCAACAATTGGTTGCATGGGCTACAGCTTGTGGTAAACCAGATGCAGATGATACGGATGCGTTATTAGATAGGTCTTTTCAAGCAAACGTGGTTATCGAAAAAGGCACCAATGGCTATGCTGATAAAAACAAAATAGCTTCGTTCTTGTTTTCCAAAGCAAAAGCTAAGGCTCCGATTAAGCAGTCTGCACCACCAAAGAGTAATTCTAACGGTGGTAGTAAGTGGAACCTTGATTAAGAGTTAACCGCAATGATGCGGTTATGCCCCCAGACATAGGATCTTTGCCTTACAGCCTCCCTGTCTGGGGGTTTTTTAAAACAATTAATTGGATTGAATAATGGTTGCCATACCACTTTCCGTTGAAAAACAAATTATCAAAAATATCTATCAGTCCTATCAGAAGAATCAGGCTTTGTATTTTCACAGGCTTGGGGCGTCTAATATTGGAACCGAATGTGTCAGAAAAATATATTTTCAATGGCGAGTTTTTGCTAAGAAGCCCATAGATGGCCGTATAATGCGTCTATTTGCAACTGGACACAACCAAGAGGATCGTATCATCAAAGACCTTCACAACGCAGGATTAGAGGTCTGGGCAGTAAATGAATATGGATCTCAGTTTGAGTTCCCTGATTCTACTGGTCACTTTGTTTGCCGTGTAGATGGTGTTGTAAAAAACGTTCCTCGTAGTTCAGACCTTCATTTGCTTGAAATAAAGACACATAACAAAAAAAGTTTTAGTGCGTTACAACGACATGGTGTGGAAGAGTCTAAACCGGAACACTATGCACAAGTACAAATCAGTATGGCATTGGGTTTTTTTAAACGTGGGTTATATGTTGCTGTCTGTAAAGACGATGAACACTTTTATGTCGAACGTATTCAACCAAGTATTAAAGTTCAAAAGAACCTTCAGAAACGTATTACATCGCTTGTCAACGCTCGTATGCGACCAACAGGCATCAGTGATGATGGAAGTGCTTTCCAATGCAAATGGTGCGATATGCGGAGCGTATGCATTAAAGAAGAAAAACCCTTATTTCATTGTAGAACTTGCCAAAATTCTGTACCGAGTCATAATGGGGAATGGCGTTGCACGTTACATGATGTAACTTTGACCCCACAGAATCAACTTGTTGGTTGTGAGGATTACACAGGATTATGACTATAACTGTCGGAATTGATCCGGGTCTAACCGGAGCCATTGGTATTTTAGAAAATGGTCATTTTCAATCCGTACACGATATGCCAGTGATAAATAAAGGTGGTGGTAAAGTTAAATGGGAAGTTGATGTAACGGCTACGATAAATTTATTACGAGAAAAAACTCGTAAGGATGGTGAACCTGAAGATTTTGTTTCGTGCGTTATTGAGAGGGTCCACGCTCACCCACAGCAGGGGGTTAGTTCAGTATTTAGCTTGGGTGACTCTTTCGGCAGTGCTCGTGCTTGCGTGGCAAGTGTCAGTAAGATCGAACTGCGGTATGTAACGCCCC